GTTTGTTTGAATTAAATATATTACTACGTACTAACTACTACTAAATAACACTAGACTAAACTAACAAAGCATAAATAAAAAGAATAAAAACTAAACACCAAAAGGTTTTGCTGTTGCCCACGCTTGCATTGATGCTAAATCTGCGGCCGTTATCGTCCACCCAACGGGGGGACGCAGCCCAGCTAGCAAAGCATCATCGCCCTGGCGAAACTGGAGCACACTTTCAGGCCCGACATAAGTGGTTGTCGATCCATTGTCACTGACAGGAGGTGTAAAACTCGCTGTCCCAGAGACAATTAGATACGGCATCCACGCTTGAGCTACACTTGACTGTAACCCAAATGACGGGAGAAAGCGTACCGGTAACGCTGAACCATGTGCCATGCGATACTCGCGTGCAACACCACACACACCAAACTCTGGTGTGAATTCTCCTATTCCCCTTGTCTCCAAAAGACCACCAAGATCGGTAGTGGTTGTGGTAAGTTCTGCCACAGTCGCACTACCTGTCATATCAGGTGTCTGTGTGTTTGCACCAGCATAGCGTGCACTAACCCTGGTAATCCACGAGTTGGATATACCAATTTTGTTGGGTAGCGCAGCATTGGGTGTATAGCACCATGGAGGAGACATTGGTTTATAGAGGAATTCAACACTTCCCCTAATAAATGTAAAGCAAGCCGTATGGAACCAATACGATCCATAACGCGCACTTGCATTATACTTAATAGGGTCACAGATTGGATTCAGTGGGAAAACACCTCTGAAGTTAAAGAGTGTCGGACGACCGGTTGTGGTTGTCAAGGTTGCCGAGGGGAGCGTTTTGGGTAGGGGATAACTTAGCGGAAGGCCAAGTATGTCCTTGACTGACGAAATGATGCCAGTCCCTGTGACATAAGATGGTGTTTCATCACCACCAGTCACAATTACCTCAATCGGCTCATCACGGTGTTCAAGACCACCTTCACCATCACCTTCACCCTGTGCATAGGCAGCTGGGGACCGCACATATGTGTTCAAGTCAACCACACGGGCTGACACACGTATGTTCAAGGCCACCGTGCCACCAGTTGCGGTACCCACACCAGTGGGTGAATAAAGATAAAGTTGCCAGCATGGGCGCTGACTTACATCATCATTAACCGCAAGATTGTACAGAGTCGGGTTTTGGGCCAGGTCTACAACCATCTTCACGACTCTTTGACTCCCAGCGTTCCACTTAATGTGCGGAAACCACTCAACCATAGGAGGGTTGGGCAGCCACCCTGTGGTGGTTGTATAGTAATTGGGATTCGGTACCAAGACTGCGTAAATCAGTCCGGACATCGATTGTGGTGCAGAGGATGAAAAAGTGATTTCAACCGCTGCACGCATGTATCTCGCATAAGACACAAGAGCATTCAACGTAGGGTTCGCTGCCAATATGGTCTGAGGTACAACAACTGAACTATACACAAACGGTGTATACGAAGTTGTCGTGGAATAGGAGTCCACAACAACATCAGTCGTTGATTGGTCATTCTGAATGACCATCTGACCACCAAAGGCACGCGGAACATACGCCAAAGTCTTTACCATCCCTTCTGGCGATGCAATAAAGCCATCCTCATCACCACCCTGCTGAGTAAAATTGATCAGCGAGGTGTAACGAGTAGTGACTCCCTCGAAAGCCAAACCAGCGAAAGCAATTTGAACCTGTACAAAGACAGTACCAGGATCAGTCCCTACCATTGTGGTAAGCGGACTATCCACCTGTACTGTAAAACCATAAGGTACAGTATTTTTCATTGCGTTCGTCAGTGGGGTTGGTACAGTTGTTCCTGTATCAAAAAGCGCCAACGCAAATGCCTCTAGGACTTGAGGGTTCTCAAGCTCCAAAGTAATTTCATTGGAAGCAGCGACATCAAGTACAGCCATAGCTATTGGAACGGTAGCTGCTGCTGAAGTATAATCAACACTGGAAGGACCAGGGTTGATTGCCAAAATCAACCTGCCTGAAACGACAGGTGGTGATATGACAAAGAAACGGACGTACAATTTCCGAAACTTATACCAGCCAGCAGACATACCAACAGCCATGCATGGATGCAAGCCGCACGATACACGCGGGTCAACTGGGGCTCCAGTTGAGTAACAAAAAGCAGGTGTCAAAAGGGCATTTCTAGCCACATCAGTACCCCTTGTCTGGGCAGCAACCCACGGCAAGAGATAAATGGTGGTAAAACGTTCACCCAAATGTTCGACACTCATTTCATCACTGGCAATGCTACTTGCAACAATGGCTTGACCATTTGCGACAAGTGGTATTGCATATGAAGGCCCCATAGAACCAGGCAAAGAAGCAAACTGAGACGTGACGGGAATGTCACGCGGCGGCCTGTCCAACCCGATCATTGACATAATCGACGACGCAGTGTTCCACACACTCTTGGCTTTCGGAATGAAACTTGCGACAGACTCAACAGCCCCAACTACCTTGTCCATAAAACCCTTCTTATGTCCTCCCGGTGGTTTCGGCGCCGGAGGGGCAGTCCTTTCAGTCTGCTTGCCTTGCTCCTCAGCCTGTACCATGGGACGCCCGTCCGAACACGGGTTTGTGTAGAGCCCTGCTCCACCAGCCTCCTCTAAGCGCCTACGAACAGCTGACAACTCTTTGTACCACCATGACGGTGGATACAAGTGCAACTGCTTGACAGCACTCAAAAAGTTCAACCTCTCCTCTTCAAAAATTTGTTCACCATACATCGACAGTTCATATATGATGGACGCTCCCGCGGACAGTACAAAATCAGATTCTGTACTATCACTTGAACGATAATCGGGTATAGTTACCAACGACTTAGCTTTCAGTGGTGCAAACCACCTACCAGCCTCAGGTCGGAAACCACGTCCGATGAATTCGGCCTCCACAAGTGGAACAACTTGTGGTGGCTTCGTCTTATCGCTACCGTCCGTTGCAACATACCCCCACAACATGAGGATTTGCTGCATTTGACTCAAGTCAACTCCAGCTACTAACGCAGCATGGGCCACAAAATCATCACCATAGTGGTAAACACCACCCAGATTTATGTAGTCCAACGCCTCGGTCATAGTTGAAAATCGACCCAAATCCACCAATACTCTGGCAATGAGAATTCTTACCATGAGACCTGCAAACACAGTTGTGCCATAGATCCCTGACAAGAATCCATCATTGAAACAGAATAAGGAGGTTCCAAACACCACGTACACACTCTGCAAAAAGTCACATAACGCACGAGTAGCTTTCCGGTCACCATCATCATCCAGATGTGAACACAGAAAGTCTGCCAAATTATCGTAGAAGAATTTCTTCAACCACTTTGGTACCCGCAGATCATGTTTCTTGAAATCGAGTGATACTACAGAAACTCCCAACTCCTCAGCCATCAAAGGCCAATGAGCCAGGGGATTGGTGCCAACACCCATTCCAAATGAAACGGGATCACTCAACGGCGCACACAAAAATGCACCAAAGTATTTCCTCAACAACATTAGAAGAATAAGAGGACACATATAGAACACTCGTGTCTCTTTTCCTTCTTCAATTGTCTCATCTTTCTCACTTGCCAAACTGGCAAAATCGAAAGGACTGGCACTTTCAGCCAGTGGTTTACCTTGGCGTATCTTTGTATCAACCTCCGTGAACACGCTCAAAAGCGTGGGTTGGTACTCAACAATTCCATTTCTCACTTTAATCACAACACTTTTACGCGTGCGATGGCCAAATGACATAAGGCCTGTGGACGTGGTAAGATCCATCGGTTCGACATACAAGTCCCGGGCTCCTGTAACAATTTCAGAGTTTGTGAGAACTCTGAATGTAACATTTCCCCATTTCTTGAACAGCGAACCAATGGAAAGATTTGATGGTTCAACAAGAACGCGTCGATTTGCTTCAACTAGATATGCGAGTCCCTCTACAACAGGGTGCCTCACACAACCATCAGTATCAGTAAACCAACCCATCCTTGCTGGTTTTTTGTGCTTAACCCCACCAAGAATTAAACAACCAGCTGCACACATATTACGTGTCAAACTGGAGAACCCAGCACCCAAGCCTAAACCAGACATTTCTGTCCGGAAAAAGTCACGGGCAAAACCAGGCTCTTTTGGATTTCCCAACACGATTTCATCAAATGTTTGGAGACGTGAATCCCCAAGCGTGACGCCACCAGTTAGAAGACCCAAAACATCCGATCTCGACACAAGCTTGGCTCCACCACACCCACGTCCAGCACCAGCAACGCCATACAAATGGAATCCTATGATACCCTCTTCTACAACAAGAAGTGTACCACATGCCCCATGCACGGCGCCCTGCCACTCATACTCAACAACATCCGCCACAACACGCACACCATCGGGAGCGGTCGTACTACGATACTGCGTGGTATCTTGGTATAACAGTTGCACAGTCGTTTGTAACCCTTTAGAATTGACTAGGGTTGCAAAGTCTGTGTTAACATTGGTCCAGTCCATAACAAACTGATTCAATATAACTGGTATACCATGCTTACGTGAGGTTCTGATAATCGCCAAATCATCAGATTCAGTTATAGCCACAACTGCCTCACGCAAGTCACCACACAAGATTGTAGCACAACCCTCTGTAACAACAACTAACCGTCGATCGTCAACATCACTGTAACGTTGTGCATCACACAGTGCATGATAAGGAACCAAAAGTTCCCGCTCACCCACTGATGCACCATTACATTCAGTTTTACCAACGATAATTTGCACAACACCACGAGCTACAGCTTTCGCCCGGCCTGCAATCTTCTTAGGGACTGCATCTTCAATTAGAGCACCTTGCCCTTCCTTGACTGCCGGACCAACTTTAGCCCTCGTAACGTACTTCGCTGCTGTTTTGTTCCTCGCATTTCTAACCTGTGGGTTAGACTGCTCATCATTCTCATCTTCATCATTGCACTGACTCCACATACCGACGTACCTTACGCCAATAAGTAAAGCTGACATTGCTCCAATGAAAGCAAGAATTTTGAGCCACAAAACTTGACCTTTGTTTGCAAACTCGGGATTCACATACTTCTTTAGCCTCTTTTCTTGGGCAAAGGAGCCTGAAATGTGTAACTTAGGTGCGTACCATTCCTCAAAACGCGTCAATCCAACATTGCTGGATAAAAGACGAATATAAGGTTGGTAACGCAAATTGAACAGCCACCTTGGCAAGTTCGACTCAGTTACATAATATTCAGTTGCTAAATGTGAAGCCAACGAATTCGTAAACGAAAACTCAACTTTCTCATCATCCTCAACCACCTCTGTTGGATCAGGCAATTCAAAAAGAGATGGATGTACCATTTCGGTGACCCCACCTTGGGGTACCGCACTCTTACGCCACGACCAAAAAGGTCGGGACGAAGATGGTACATCACTACTCTTCATCGTTTTACCTTGGGCCTCCTTGGCCCCAACACCACGATCTTCCTCATCGTAGCTGAAATCGTCATTCGGAACTTTATTCCGGTTCAACCTTGTTAGGTTTGTATAGTCTCTAATGGATTCGACCATCTCTTTGTAACTAGTCACAGGTGTTGCCAAACTGGCAACATGTTTAACTTGTTGCGTGACATGGACACCACTAGACGACTTGAAATGTTCAAATGTCATCTGTTC